AACCGGAGCCCCAGGCTGCCACCTGCCACCCGGCAGTCTTTAAAATAGATTTTGCAAACCACAGAGCATCCTGGGCCTGCTGGTAAATGACGGACAGGGTTCCCCCGGGATTCTGTCCCTTGTCCATGTAAAAATGATAGGGCTTACCGGTGTAGTAGCCGGTATCCGAGGACTGGGTAACTATTTGATGTGTTAGGGGCATAGGGTTAAATCACAGGGGCCAGTCACGGCCGACAATTTTCTTAAATCTCTGGGCGGTCATGTTCTTGAGATTCATTTTCTCTATAACCGAGTCAATTGTGGCACCAGGACGCCTCAGTTCGTCCTGGAAGGCTTTGGAGGCTACGATGGCATCTGCCACCGCCCGAAGCTCCTCCGGCTTTCCACGGAGCTTTAAAAATGCCCCAGAGGCAACCTTGCCAGCCAGGTAGGCTGCCACGGCCGCAAAAAAGATTTTGCCTGTTGTTGACAGACTATAATAGCTTTCGTTAAGCTTTTTCTCCATAATATTCCTTATCTCGGTTACCTTTGGGTCCCCAGGTGGCATTTCTTGTTTTTTCTCAGACATATAACTAAACTCCGACTCATGTGTAATTATGACCTGGTAAGGCTTAGTCCAAGTGGCAGTAGACAATATTGAAATAGCCAAGCAATTGAAGAAGCTCCAGGAGGAGCTAAATGACCTTGTTGAGTCCCAAACAAAGTCGCTTCAATCCCAATTGGACATTACCAAGCAAATTGCCGATTCCATGGGTCAGGTTTCTAGCAATTCCGGGGACACCATAGGTAATATCCAAAAAACACAAGAAGCCTTGGAGAAGGGGGCGGATGCCGCCCAGAAGCTCGGGGGCAAGGGCACCATGAACAAGTTTGAGGCTGCCCTGAAGAAGTCCAGCAAGTCAAGCGAGAGTCTTGGCGGGTCCCTGAAGAAATCTCTCAAGCTCCTTCCGGGATTTGCTGCCTTTGGTGGAATTTGGAATGGATTTACTGCTGGTATTTCTGGTACTGTAAATGCCCTGAAGTTATTTGGCGGAGCCACGTCTACTGCCCTTGAGGCTCTTGGCCAACTCGCCCTGGCTGTCTTTACTTTCCCGTTTAGGATATTGTCTATTTTGACCGACTTTGCAAGTCAGGGCGGAGGAGACAGCGGACTGAGACAAGCCCTTGAGGACATTCGTAAGGAATTTGGTGATCTCCGCAAATCTGGTTCCAGGGCAATCGTGGACATCTCCAGGGGAATGAAAGGTGAGCTTGCCAATACCGGAATAAGTGTCTGGCGAACATTTGGTAGACTAGCAGAACGTCTAAAAACTATAGCCGAGTACGCAAAGAACATGGGCAATGTCTTTACTGCCATCTCCCGACAATTCGTTGCCCACGGGGAAGTAATTGCGGCCTATATTAAGGGTTTGCACCTCACAGAGGAAGGACAAAAGGCACTCGCCATCCGATCCCATGCCACCGGTACAAGCCTGGTCGAACTCGGCCGGGAGATAGCCAATTATTCTGTACAGCTATCAGATAGTTTTGGCTTAAATGCGGCGGAGGTATCTGCCGACATGGGCGAAATGATGGCGGACTTTGAGCACTTTGGAAGTCTTGCCCCGCAAGTCCTGGCACAGGTGTCTGTATATGCCCGGAGACTTGGTGTTGACGTAAAAGGTCTTCTTGGAGTCATAGAACAATTTGATAACTTTGAGGGCGCCGCTACCAGCGCCGCTCAACTTACTCAGGCTTTTGGCCTACAACTTGATGCCCTTCAGCTTCTCAAGGCAGAGGACCCGGCAGAACGAACAGAAATGATTCGAAAATCCTTCTTTGCTGCCGGTAGGTCCATCGAAAATATGACCCGTCAGGAGCGTGCGCTCCTTGCAACTCAGACAGGTTTGGATGCAAGCGCCGTAGACCTTGTGTTCTCTTCTAAAAACCAAGGGCTATCTTACGACCAGGTGAAAAAGAAATCTGAAGCTGCTCAGAAGTCTCAACTTACACAGGCAGAATCCCTTCAGAAAATTGCCGGGGCTATTGAGCGCCTGGTCCGGTCCGGTTCCATGGGAGGAGGTGGGTTCTTTGAACGATTCTTCCAGGGATTTGAGCGGGGACTGACCCGCTCCCATGAATTCCGAGAAATCATGGTAAACATAAGGATAGCCTTGCGAGAAACGTACCGGGCAGGCATAGCCGTGGGTCAGGCGTTCGTGAAAATGTTCCCTGGGGTGAGACAACTTCTTCAGGGAATCGCGGATCTCTTTGACAGGGAGAGATTCAGGAAGATGACCATGGAGTTAAGGAGAATCTTCAGCTCCTTCTTCGCGAGCCTCACAAGCACCTCCGGCAGGGACTCCTTTAAGAATCTCATGGAGCGTCTGAAGTCCATGTTCTGGAATTACTTCTCCGCCTCCACCCCGGCAGGCAGAGGCATTCTTGAGGGCGTCAGGAAATTCTCCAAGGCGGCTGCGGTCATTATAGCCGGGCTGGTGAGGGAGGCTGCGAAAGGTATAACCTCTGGCATACACTTTATTACCGACCTGCTGTCGGGCAGGAAGAGTCTAGGTGCAACTGCGGCTGCGGGCGGCGCCCTTGGCTTTATTATGGATTTGTTAGAACCTATCATTGATGCCCTAAAAGAAGCTTGGCCACCAATTGTTGAAGCCCTGCAACAGCTTTGGACAGAGGAAGTATGGCCAAGAGTCCGAGATTTCCTTTCTGACCATTGGCTTGCAATTGGCGCGCTTTTGTTTGGTCCTACAATTGTTAGATCGCTTGCCGGTGGTATTGCCGGTGCTGTGGGTGGTGCCTTTACAAAGGGACTCACCCAGGGAGCAATGGCAGGAGTATCCGAATTTGCCACAAGCGGTTCTGTAAGAAGCTCTCTCTCAAAAGGCATTTCTGCCGTGTTCTCGGGTGGCAGCGGAGGTGTCACCGCAGGTATTACTTCCGCAGGTACCGCCGCTACCGCAGCTACTACTTCTCCGGCAGCAAATCCCGCCGCTACTGGCTCGGCCTTGAGAGTTGCTGGCTTTATAGCGATCGGTATGCTTGCTATAGTTTTGGGTATTTGGGCAATAGCAGAAATAATGAAACAAAGAGACATTTCTCCTGCTCAAATGCTCACGGCCGCAGGCGTGATGGCAGTCGCAGGATTGGTCATGTTGGAGCTTTCTGGCGTTATCTCCGTTATTGCTGGAGTAGGGTCGGTGATTGAGGGTCTAGTTCCACAATTCCTTGCCGGCATGGTTGCGCTTGGTGTTGTTTCTGTTGCAATGGGCATTGGAGTAGTTCTCATGGTTAATGCTCTTAGTGGATTCACTCCACAACAACTGGCATTATCGGCAGTAGCCATGGCCGCAGGAGGCGCATTCTTCCTGGCTGCTGCTGCTGTTTTGGCGATTGCAACCACGGTTGGCCTTGGTCTTCTTTCTGGCGTAGGAATTGCCGCTGCTCTTGCCGGGTTTGCTGCTTTGTCTATGACGACCAAGGCAATGGTAGAGCAAGTACAAAACATCATACACGAAGTCACCCAACTTATAATACCCGGAGACTTCGACCGCAAGTTTAGCATTTTCACAGAAGCCCTCAAGGCTATCACGACCTTCGGTACGCTTATTTCAACAATTTCCGAGTCAAGTTCCCACAGTTCCTTGTGGGGCTGGGTCACCGGAGGTGCTGCTGATGATCAGATAGCGGTACTAAGACAACTTGGTGAGACAATGGATCACATGGGCGACGCCATGATTGAGTTGGTGCGAGGCGTCCTGCAACAAGTATCCACACTGAAGGCGTCGCCAGCCGCCTTACGAAAAGCAGAGCTTTTTGGAACGATTATGACGGCACTTGGTTCCATGATGACCGCCATACAGGCTCCGGCAGCACTGTTTGAAGGTGGCGGGCTCTTGGCATCAATTATAGGCACCGACCTTGCTAGTAATTTTTCAAACTATAGCACTTTCATAGAGAATATGGGTGTTTCTCTTGGCAATATCATAACTCAAGTTGTTGGTCTGTTTACCGGACCTCTTGCAAATATTACCTTTGCAGAAGGTGCAGCTGAAAACTTCCAGGTCATTGGGCATATATTGGAAGTTCTCGGAGCCCTTGGCAGAAGCATGATAACGACAATCACCAATAACTTCTCTCATCTCAAGGGAGGAGAGTTCACTGCGCGCATAGCGGAAGTGTCGTCTGCGGTCGCAACCATGATGACTGGTATTTTCACAGGAGGTAGCGGTGGACTTATCGCGACGATAGGAACACTTATGACTCAGTTGGTGGGTGCTGTTTCCGGCATTAGTGCCGGGGACGCCACCAAACTTACAACCCTTGGTCCAGTGTTAGTGTCCGCCTTTCAGGCAATTGCCTCAATCAGTCAAACTGTCGCTGACGTTAGCGCCCTTACTGCCGGAATCCCGCCTGCACAACAGGGAGAGGCTCTTGGAACCGTAAACGTAATCATACAAAATTTGTTTGCGGGCATCCATGACATTGTTACAACTCTCCTAACAAGCATGAGAGAGGTTTTTTCCGGGATGTCAAGGTCTGAATCCGCCGCTCTTAAGACTGGAGTTGAGGCATTTAAATCAGCGATCGAGGCAGTGGTTATGTTACCGGGTGCCTTGAAAACTCTGTATGACACTCTTAGCGAGGGTGCAACCACAGACGAAAATGCAACCATAATGGGTCGTCTCGGAAACATGATTGGTCTTTTTTATGAGAGGGGCGAAGGACATACAAGTTTGCCAGAATTCTTTAGGGTGGTCGCTAGGGCATTTAATAGCCTTCCAGAAATTACTGGAGATCCTACTACAAAACTAGAGGCTTTGTCAAAGGGACTAACTTCTCTTAATGAGATAGCCAACATTCCATTTGCCGAGATGATTACAGGAATTGAAGCAAATACTGCCTCGCTAAGAGACGGCGCATTCATGCAACTTCGCACAAATCTCAAGGCAATGATAGACGAGGTTAACTGCATAGCGACTGACCTTGGTGCCTTGCCAACAGTAGAAATTAACACGAGCCTAAAAGCTCTTGCTGGAAGACTAGGACTGGGCGACTCGGCAGAGCTTACGATCACAAACAGAAACTTTGCCATTAACGTGTCAGTGAACGTTACGATGGATGCCGCCGATCTCGAAACCGCCCTCACGCGCCGTCCAGATTCCACAATTATGACAACCCCAGGTAGGTCAGGTAGATAATGACAAGTGATTTAGTAAAGAAACTAAAAGAAAATCCAGAGTATCAGAAGATTCTAGCAAAGATGTCAGATGAGGAACGCCGGATTGCCGAGTCGGCAGCAGAGACGCTCCTGACCCAATTTGAGGAAAATGTCCTTGTCCCTCTCAGGAACATCCCGAAGAAATAGTTAACAAGGTATGGCACTAGAAGACTCAGATCCAACAATACCGCCCCGTCCCCTTCCAGAAACAACCAAATCTGACGAAGGTAAGCAGGTTATTGGCGTGGATGACCTCGTTGTACGGGAGCGTAGGCGTCTCGGGGATTATATTGCCCTTCAGACCCAAAAGGTCTACAAGAACCAATATCCCATAAGTGGGGACTCTACAATCTTCAAGTCAAAGACAGACACGGGTAACCCTGCCCCTATTTCCGACCAGGACACAAATGCCGTTAACACCTACATGAAGGATGTGGCACGGACTGATAATGGTCAAAAAGCCGTGTCAACATTCGAGTCCACAAGTGAATCAGGTCTCCTTGACACAGACACCCCGTTTAAAATCAAAAAGGGAAAATCTGACAGCGACCTGAAGACAGGCAATGAATATCTTCGGGAGATTGACCAAGTTGGCGGAGAGGCTGAAATTCCAAAAAGAATCCAACGGGTCATGTTGGACAACAACAGATTTGCAGAGTCGAACCCGGCATTTGTTCCTGGTCAAAGAGAAGGCCAGGGAAATTCCATAGGGTCTCTTATTGTGCAACCAAAACTTGGGCAACACTCCCCTGGTAGATTCCCAAAGAAGGCAGATGGAGATGGCGGAAATTACATCTCCGTGTCAGTTGAAAAACTCAAAAACTTTGGTCTCACGACTATGCTTCAGGCGTCCGGGGAAATAAACGTTCCCACGGACCTCAGTGACCCCGCACAGGTCATAGGAGCAGGCGGAGGCACTCTTGTTCCTGGCCTTGCCAGGCTTGGGCAGCGTGTCCCTGTGACCCGTTTTGATAGCGTAAAAATACTCAATGAGCTTGAGCCCACCTACTCTAAGAACCTTAGGGACTCTCAACTCCAGGGAAATGCTATTTTGTCCTACGGAAACGTAAACAGTGCCCTGGTTCCATTTTCCGGTTTGCTATCTGCCGGTTCCGTGACCGGGGCGGCAGTATTGGCTCTTGCTGCCACGACAATGCTCCAGGCTCTTTATGTGACCATATATGGCATGACCGAGGCACAAAGACTCCTGGCGGGGGTTAGCACGGAAGCCACCTCCTTGTCTCAGTCCAGAAAGCTTAGATTGGGAAATTTTTTCGGCAAGGACAACGAGAATGCAATTTATCGTTCTTATGACGAAACAAACGTTGTTGACTTGGTAAAGACAAATTTTGATTACCATGACTGCGTTAACAAGGGCATTATTGTTTTCTTTGGGGTTGACAGAACCAACAACAATTCCAGCGTGGAACTTTCTGCTGGGTGGTATAATACGGTAGCCAGAAATCTTCTTAAAAGTGCCGGAGCCCTGGCTGTCGGAATTTCTTTAGACCGCCAATCTTATGACGTAGACCCAAGCCTGGCCGTTCCGGGTAATGCTGAGTCCGGTGCGCTTCTCTCGGCCACCAACTACATAAAACAAATTAACAACTCTCCCATCTTGAAATTTATGAACATCATTGCCCTCATTGGAGAAGCAAGCCTCACGGAAGAAAAAGTGTTTGGAATGGATGACATAAATGACGTTAGTACGGCACCTCTCAGAGGCGACGAAAACGGAATTGCTCCAAAACTCGGAGTCTTGCACGCTAAGAGCCGTCTCAGTGACACCTTTGGCGGCAAGCTTGCCTGGAGCGGCAACACCGTCAGGTCCATGTACTTGCTCCCGTCTGAAATAAAAACGGCAGCACAAAGACTAGATGGTGACACGAGCAGATTCGGTACACTGCTTCCAAGCAAGGGATTTAGAGAGTCAGATGCCGGAAGATTGTCCCCTGATGACGTAGAGAGAATGGAAGACTATCTTGAGGCGGACTATCTCCCATTTTATTTCCATGACCTCAGAACTAACGAAATTGTCTCCTTCCATGCCTTTCTTGATAATATTTCCGACAACTACACAGTGGACTACACGGAAAATGAAGGCTATGGAAGAGTTGGCAAGGTTTTGACATACAAGAACACCAACAGAAGCATCAGTCTTGGTTTTTCTGTTCTTGCGACAAGCCCGGATGACTTTGATGACATGTGGCTTAAGATCAACAAGTTAATCACACTTCTTTACCCACAATATACTCAGGGAAGGGAGTTGAACTTTGGTGTAGACAGATTTACTCAGCCGTTCTCACAACTTCCGGCTGCTTCCCCCCTTGTTCGTCTTCGTCTTGGAGACATCTTCAAGTCAAACTACAACAGATTTAATCTTGCAAGACTCTTTGGACTTGCAACCCCGGGATTTTCTTTGGAGACAGCCACAGACAGAGAGCGGGCTGCGAGAAATTCAGAACACGAAGCAAGTCTTACTGATGCACGAGAAGAAATATCTGCAAGAATGCGCTCGGGGCATTATGAGGTGGGTGATAAATTAATTCTTATACCAAGCGAACATCGTCTTCACCGCTATATCCGCGATGACTCAACGGTAACACACGAAACATTGCTGGAAACTATTACGCAAAAAGACGTTACAGTAGTATCAGTTGGTGATGAAGTAACTGAACTAGCCGAAAGAAAAATTCACTTTCAGGTTGATAACGCAGAAGGCGATGAAGTCGGAACCTGGCACGCCAGCGCCAGACACTTTCTATTTTTTGTTTCAGAAATCGAAAGGCAGGCACAGCAACGAGCAGGGGAAACGCCGACCGTAAGTGACGGAAACGCCGCCAACGAGGAAAGGCAAGCTATTCAGGACTTCTTTCAACCAAGCGGAGAAGATGCAAATCCCATTTTCAAGTCCTTTGAGTCTGTCAGGGGCAGAGGTTTGGCTGGGTTTATCAGAAGCCTTAATATGGATATAGATCAGTCATTTACCTGGGAGACCACTGGTCTAAACAACAGAGCCCCAAAACTCCTTAAAATTTCAATGCAATTCGATCCAATCCATGACCTTCAGCCCGGCATTGACCATAATGGATTTAACACCGCCCCAGTTTACAACGTTGGACAGCACATGAAACAAATCAACAAAACAAACCAGGCAGACACAGAAGCCAGAGACGCGGCATATAAAAATGCAACCAACATTGCGCCCATTAGAAGAAGAAGAACAGAGCCAGTATGACAAGACGATATTCTAGGTCTCCGGTTCTGGGAATGGGATTTAGCTATGGCACCAGCTATGCAATTCCTATTATTCGCAATAATATAGCCCTAGGGAATATTCGTTTTGATGAAACAACCCTGGATGAGGCTGAGAGATTTGACATTCTTGCAGGAAAACTCTATGGGGACTCGGGACTTTGGTGGATTATAGCCGCCGCCTCAGACGTTGGTTGGTCGCTTCAGGCTCCTCCGGGGACAAGAATCCGTATTCCAAAACTCGCTGACGTGCAAAAGTACCTGGGTTGACCTATGCCGAACGAACAACAAAAGCTCTACGAGGCTACAAACCGCCTGGCCAAATATTTCGGCCTCTACACCGCCAGGGATCTTGCTGGCAGAATTGCTCTTGAGCAAGTCCAGGGAATTGAAGGAGCCAACTCCACGGTGGCAAACTTTGACCTGCCTCCGCCTCCACAGGAAGTTACCGAGCTTGTTGCTGCCGTTATTGACACCTCCGAGGGCTCCTACCTGATTACTGATCTTGTTAGAAAAATCAACGAACTGATGACCACAACTACTTCTGCCGAGGGAAGTGAATCCGCTACCGCTACTTCTGGGGAATCTGGTGGTCTTCAGGAGAGAATAAATAGATTTATTGAGATCGTTGGCCCTACCGGGATCACTCTAGATGGCTCAACGAGTCCCCATGTGTCGATAAATGATATTTTGCCAGATAATACCGTCATCAACAGTGACGTAAACAACCCAAGCAAGGACACCTCTCCTCACTTGTCGGTATTGAAAGTTAACAACGTTAGAATAAATCCGTCTGCTAGAAATATAAATGCCATAACGATTTTTTTGAATGGTGTTCCCACAATAGAGTTGGCAAGGGCAGTTCCATATCTTAACATTCAACTCCTAACTCCCGGAAGTCCAATTTCCCTGAATGGTCGGTTACAGAATATTTCTTTGTTCAGATTTTTGGAGGGAAATGCTGCTGTAGAATCTGATGGAAGCACCACTAGGTCAGTTCTTGCTCTTGCTAACAGAGTTATCAACACCGACTTTCTAGAAGGCCAAGAAGCAACCGAGGACAACTCCACCTATACCTCCGCCGGTATGGAAATTTTCACTTCTCCGCAAACTCTTGTAAATGGAAACGAAAATTACAACAACTCCGATAGAGTAAATCCTATTTTGGACAAGTTTCAACCACTGCTTTCCCTAAAGGAGCTTCAGGTGGACGTTGCCCCGAGTACCGGTCTTATGTCCTTTAAGACGGCGAGACTCTCTTTCACCCTACATGACCGGTCCAGGCTTGCGGAGGTTGCTGGGTTCATTCGACCGGACCTATATGCCAGAACCGAACTTCTGATAGAGTATGGGTGGGTTCATCCAGGTTCCGACATTAATTCCGAGGTAGTGACAAACCACTATGCAGAACTTATAAATGCAATGAGATGTAGGGAAAAATATAGCATCGTAAACTCCTCCTTGAGCTTTCAGGATGGTGGCCTGGTAGATATTACCTTGGACCTTGCCATGAGAGGCGGCACCGAGGCAAGCTCAGAAGTTATCTCCACGGACGAGACCGGCAACGTGAATCAGGTCCTTGCACAAATTCGTGAGCTTTCGGAGGCGGTTGGAGCCTATAGAAGAAGAATCTTTGGAGACGGATCATCTGAAACGGGTCCCTCTTCTGTTGAGGTGCGCGGTATTCAAATTTTAGATGCGGCCGAGGACGCCAGAAGCAATCTTATTCTAAATGGTGAACTTAGAAGAAACCTTAGAGATTTTCAGGCGGTTTTACGTCGTCGTGCCGGAGGGACCGAGGGAAGCGAGGCAGCGGCGTCACTTTCTACGGCTCTCTCTGATCTTTATGGAAGCGCCTCCGGTACGTCAGGCGAAACTGGTGGTCTGGTGGGAGGGCTTAGACGTACCGTACAGGATTCCATTAGAACAAAAATGGGTCGTTTGGCTACCTCTGCCGATCCATTCATAAAACCGGCGAGACCCGGTAGAAGACTTGCTAGAAGAAATACCTCTAGTGGACGTTCCGATGAAAGTGCCGGAGCCTCCATAGACAGGGAACTTAGGGAAGCTGGAGTTCCCGAGGAGGTTTCTCTTGGAAAGCTTCTTACTTTGTTCATAGGAGAGCCTCTTGCAATGACTCACCGGTTTGACGATATTCAGTTTATTTACTATCCCTTCAACTCCGGGGCAGGATTTGCCAGAACCCTTAACATTGCCAGTTTTGCAGTAGACACAAGATATTTCTATGAGAACTACATGAGAACTCGTTTGGAAAATCTAAGTCGTTCCGCAAATATGAATCTCCAGGATTTCTTACAGTTTATCGCAGCCACAGTTATCGATGACATGGCAGCTCCGGCATACGGACTGTTTTCTAACAGCAGAACAGACAATCCACTTTTTCGACGCGTGGCTACGGATGGCGGAGGCATAACGACCGAGGCTACGGTTGACGCAGTTGAGCTTCAGAATAGAATTGAACGTATTTTAGCGGACGTTACACCAGATGCTTCTTTTAGAATGCCCCAGGTAGATTTTTATCTTGAATCATCCCCGCAAAGAGTCAATAGAGAGGGAGACGTTTCCAGTGCCGGAGACCTGAAGACTATCTTGAAGATTCATGTATTTGACAGACAAATGACCTCCTATGAGACTCAGGGCTCTTTGATTGCAGCTGCCAGAGCAGAGGAAATTCGCAATATTGGTGGAGTGCCACATTTAACTGGAGGGGACGAGGGAGTCACCGAGTCAGATGGTGCTACCCGACAGGAAATTCTCCTGGCTGCCTCAAATGCGGGGCTTGTTGAAAGAATCCCAGAATCAGAAATGTACAGAATCGTGGGGGGTACTCGTACTCTGAAAGAATTTCTCAGAAGAACAATGCCCTATGTTATTTTTGCCGCCCAGGGGACGACCATCAAGCAGGCAAATCTTACCTCTATCCAGGACCCGGCTCTGTCCACGGTCAACATGCTCCGATCTTTCCAAAACACAACCATAGAGGCAAACGGCGAACAGCCCGGCGGCTTGCCCTTGCAAATTATCCCGTGCGAGCTAAGCCTTACAACCTTCGGCTGTCCCTTGGTGGACTTCGCCCAACAGTTCTTTATTGATTTTCAAACTGGAACCTCCGTGGACAACATTTATGGAGTCACCGGCATCTCTCATAAAATTTCCGCAGGAGACTTTACGACAGAAGTGAAATTTGCACCACTAGATGCTTATGGCACATATCGCTCTCTCATTGATCGGGTGAACAACGCCAGCCTTGCTCTCAGGGCTGAGGAAAGAGACACTACCGCCTCCGATGCCACGACCGGAACCGCAATCCCGCCAGGATAAAAGTTGGTAGTCTTGGTGTAGGCTGAAGGTCGTGCAAGACATAGAAGAAATTTGCAAGGTATATGGGAAGACTTTTCCGGTTCTTGCGCCTTCTCATTTCCAGAAAATGATGAGCCAAGTTGTGCCACACTCCTCCGGCAATGTTGTGCCGTGGCACAACGTAATGCCCCTGAGCGCCTATCAAGTCGCAAAGGAAACTCAAGAGCTTTTTCTTACAAAGATTATGGGGGAAATCAACATAGACATTGACTATTATAATCTGGTGTACTCCAAAACAAGAACAATTTTCAACTACTTGAAGCCAGCAAAAATAGATTTCGTCAAGCACAAGGTTCATTGCCTACACCAGGAAAATAAAAGTCATCTGACAAACTGGACGGCTGATAAATATGGGTATCTCCCGGTACCCGAGTATTCCCTGTGTGAGAGCGTAACTGGAAGAATGAAAATAAAGTCTGGCCCAAATATCCTGCTTCTCCCAAAGAAGTTCAGAGATATTATCGTCAGTAGATTCGGCAAGGAGGGCTCTATCTGGTACCTGGACTTCACCTCCCTTGAGCCCAGGGTTGCCCTTTCTGTTAAATCATATATCTCTTCCGGTCTTCTAATTGGTAGTGTTCCACATATCAAATTATTGGATTTAACGAGCCCGGAACCTTTGCCAAAAGACATATATTCCCTTGCCCTAAAGACGCTGAAACTCTCTACGGAAGTCTCCAGGGAAACCATCAAGCAAATTGTCCTCTCCCAACTCTATGGCCAGGCCAAATCCCTGACAATTGAAACCTTAGAAAAATATAATGTCCGTGGCCCGGATGAGGTAGTCGATATGGTCAACGACTTCTTCGGCATCGACACCCTCCGCCAGTTCATTTTGCAGGGCTACCAGAAAACCTCAGGAACGTTCTTGCGTACCTTCTATGGGCGTCACCTCACCCCGGAGGACGGCAAGCCACACGCCCTTCTAAACTACTATGTGCAGTCCACGGCAGTGGACGTAGCTCTCCTGGGTTTCCAGAAAATCCTACAGAAGCTCTCGGAAACCCCAGGAGCTTTTGAGGTTATTGTCCCAATCTTCTTGCTCCACGACGGTCTCATTTTAGATGTACACAAGGACGTTGAACATCTAATCCCAAAGTTGTGTAGCTTGGGAGCTAAGGACATTCCAGGTTTCAAGAATCAAATATTCTGGATGTCGGGAAATAAACTATGAACAACGTGGATCTTTACGAGAACACTCCGCCATCTGACGATGAGCAAAAAGAATCAACGCCCCCTGTCGCAAAGAAGGCTGGTGTGGCCGTGTGGGAGTATAGAAATTCTGACGAGGACTTTGAAAGGCTGATCGTAATATCCCTTCAGGGCTTGCAGGATCAGATCGACACAGGGACTCTTGTGAAAGATGACCTACCGAAAATTTTGTATGGTATGGAAGGTGCCATTAACGTGTTGAAATCAGTGTACAATTTGTACCCAAAAAGCCCGGAATTTGAGAACAAAAAGCCTAATGATTTCAAAGGGTTCGACGACAAAGTTTCTTCTGAAACTTGAGACAAGTTAGCCCTCGTGAACCATACTTAGAAGTAATCCGACTCAACCTTTTGTCGGTTTTATATAGAAAGAGAAGAAAAGCAATATGAGTTACAATCTTGATTCGATCAAACAGAAAATTAACACGCTCGCAAGCAACAACAAGTCCACTGAGAAAACAAAAATCACCTGGGCAAAATTCCAAGTCGGTTCATACGAAGTTAGGTTCGTGCCTCTTACCGATGGCAACGGAAATCAGCTAGCGCAACCGTTTTTTGAGGTTGCCTACTACGACAACAAGGATCTCGGGGACAAGAGATTTGTGTCCCCCTCCCAATATGGACAGGCAGACCCGCTCAAGGAAGCTGCCATGGAGCTTGCCAAGGACAAGTCCCGCGAGGCTTGGTTGGTCCGCAAAAAGCTGACGCCAAGAGAGAGATATTACGCGGCTATCGTCGTTCGTGGCGAGGAAGAGAAAGGTCTCCAGGTTTGGGAAATTTCTCCTAAGCTCTGCAAGGACATTTACGGGATTCTCGTTAATCCAGATTACGCAGAGGAAGACATGTTCTCCGTTGAGAACGGTTTTGACTTTATGGTAACTGTGTCCGCTACCGACAAGACGTTCAACAACTTTCCTGTTAAGGACATTAAACTCATTCCACGCAGGAAGTCCTCCAAGCTCCTTCCAAAAAAGGATCAGATTGAGGCGCTTTTGAAGACGGTACCTAATTTTGACGCCTACTTCAAGGCACAGGTAAAGAGCGAAGAGGAGATGGTTGCCATCCGTGACAACTTCCTTGCCGCCCAGACCGGTGAAACGGCAGGAGAAACGTCCACGGACGGTACCTCTCGTGGCACTAGCGATGATTCGAAAAAAGCAGCTGCCGACGTGGACGCTGCCTTCAAAGACCTAGAGTGATACCCTGACAGGGTACATATTCGGGCTAATTAACATAATCCTATAGAGGAGCAAAAAGCCCCAGCAATGGGGCTTTGTTGTTTCTGCTCTATTACATCTACGTTTATACTGAGTTATCTGACACTTATACTATTTTCATATGGAGACAACGATCATGGCAAAACCAAAAAAAGAAATTAACGAAACAACCAATCACGCTCACTCAGAGGACTTTTCTCAGGAGCTTATTCGACAACTAAACAAAGACCATGGGTCCAATATTGCTTTCAACCTCGCATCCGATGACGCCCCAACCGAAATCAAGCGTTGGATTTCCACAGGCTCTAGACAGCTTGACTATATCATTGGAAACCGCAAGGGCGGCGGGTGGGCAGAGGGACGTATTGTAGAGGTCCAGGCTCCTCCGGGCCTTGGAAAATCCCATCTTTGCTTTGCTGCCGCAAGGTCAGTTCAGCACATGGGCGGCATTGTGGTCTATGTGGACACGGAGAACGCCACCAATATCGACAATCTCACCGACCTTGGAATTGACATTGCCAAGAGATTTGTGTTCGTGCAGACGGCTTGTACAGAAGAAATTCTTTCCGTGATCGAGAGCACAATTATCAAGGCCAGGTCCATGACCAAGGACGTTCCAGTTATTGTTATCTGGGATTCCGTTTCTCAGTCCTCCCCAAAGGCAGAACTTGAGGGCACCTACGAACAGAACACAATTGGTTTGCAGGCCAGAGTGTTGTCGAAGGGCATGAGAAAGATTGCCAACGTCATCGCTAACCAAAAAGTGCTGCTAATGTTGGTGTCTCAGCAGCGCACGAAAATCGGAGTCATGTATGGTGACCCGACAACCACCTCCGGCGGTATGGCTATTCCGTACTCCGCAAGTACCAGAATCAAACTAACTGGCGGAAAGCATCTTGAGGACAAAGATGGAAAAACTATTGGTATTGAGGTCACCGCCAAGACCATCAAGAACAAGGTTGCCCGCCCATTTAGGGAGTGTACTTTCCAAATCCACTTCGGGGTTGGTATCAGGGAACATGAGCAGATTTTCGACTTTCTCCGTGAACACGGAGAAAAGAACGGCCCATCAATTATTGAAGGTGGGGCATCAGTTATTGTCGAGGGAGTTTCCGCCTGGAAAACTCTCACCATCAAGGACGGCAAAAATGTGATCGAAAAGAAATTCCAAAAGGCAAACTTTGACGACCTTCTGGCAGACCCACAGTACAAGAAATATTTGGACGCCCTGATGGACGACGCCTACGTTATGAAGCCTCTGGTAGAGGAACACCCAACCTACAAGGGCGTAAACTCGGACTCGATCGAGGAAGTGCAGGCGGCTTCGGCCGTTAATGCCTCGGCCGGAGATTTGGCAGAGGCATGATATGGCGGAGAGTCCTAAATCAAAAATTCACCTTAGCGAAGGTCTTAGAATAACGGAGAATGAGCCCGTGGCTTCGTCCGACTATAAGACCAAAGACCCTAACTGGTTCGCGCCAAACATTCCAAAGGCAGACAAGTGTATTCGGGTTAAGTTCAAAAAGCTGTCTGAGACAGCAAAGATCCCTACTGCCATCCGTGAGGGTGACATTGGCTTTGACCTTTATTGTGACGAGGATTGGAGTATTGCTTCCGGTATGACTGTCAAGGTGAAAACCAACATTCAGCTTGCCGACATGCCAATTATGGACAATGAAAGAAATCGTATCTTTATGAAAATTGAAGGACGGTCAGGGTTGTCGGCAAAGGGCATTTTTCCAACTGGAGGAATTATTGACCCAACCTACAGAGGTGAAATCGGTGTTGTAATGAACATGCTTCGCGCAGGAGACGACAAAATCCACATGTGGGCAAAGGGACCCGCTGTCTTTAGTAAAGGCGACCGTATTGCCCAGCTAGTTATCTATAAGGTAGCTACTGCCGGGGAGGTCACCATGGAAGAGACAGACAAAGTAACAGAAACCAACAGAGGCTCTAGTGGATTCGGGAGTTCTGGCCTATGACCAACGGAGTAAACGAAGAAACGCGAAAGTGGCTTTGGATATTTCTGCTAAATATTATATTTGCTGGCGGGTGTGTTGTTGGGTATCGCTTTATTTCTCACATGATTGAGGAAAGGAACTGTAGAAGCCATGACTCCTGTGAACTTGATATTCAAACCGAACCATAAGACGGAACGTCCCATTGTGATCGTTGATGGCATGAACATCTTCATTAGGATGTTTGTGGTCAATGAAACAACCACAACCAGCGGAGACCCCGTTGGTGGAGTTGTGGGATTTGTAAAGTACCTTAACCATTTAACCAACAACTTTGTCCCAAAGAAATTGTTTGTGGTCTGGGAGCAGGGCGGAGCTTCCCCACGGAGGAAAAAAATCTATGAGGGCTATAAGGCGAACAGATCCAAAGACAAGGAATCCTTCACGCAAATAAATAAGGATGACTCCAAAAGATCGTGGCTTATGAACGACAAGGAGAACAAGCTAAGACAGCTTCATCTCCTCACGCAGATTCTAAAACAGATGCCGGTTTGTCAGATTTACGTTGGGGACACCGAGGCTGATGATGTCATCGGTTATCTCCTGCGACACAAACTAGCTCAGGAAAACGCCAGAAAGATTCTTGTGTCCTCCGACAAAGACTTCTATCAGCTTCTAGAAAATCCAAGCATTGAGATATATGATCCGGCAAAGAAAATTCTGGTGAGTGCCGAGAAGATTCTAGAGCAGTACAGTATCTCCCCTCGCAACTTTTGCATGGCCAGAACGATGGTTGGGGACACTTCCGACAACATCCCCGGCGTGGATGGAGTTGGTCTAAAGACAGCAGCTAAAAGATTTCCAATCTTGGCGGACACAATCACCGACCTTCAGACCCAGGACATTTTAAACTTTTGTCAGCAGAAGCTCGCCGAGAAGTCGAAAATAAAAGCATATTCCGATGTTTTTAACGCAAAGAGCATCTTAGAAAGAAATTGGAGTCTGATGTATCTTGACTCAACTACCCTTTCTGCGAGCCAAATTCAGAAAATTGATTTTACTGTTGACAACTTCAAACCAAACTTGAATAAATTGGGATTGATTCGTACTATGATGGACGCTGGTGTCGTTACCGACATTGACTACGACAGGCTATCCACTCTGTTTAAAACAACTCTTGTTGAGTGATGTTTTTTGTGGAAGAATCCACTCGGACAACATCTTTAAACAAACGATGGTTCATCAAGGTGAATATGGGTAGACATCATAACTCAGTCGTCCGCATTTAGCCTATTAAATTTAACCAAAGGAGGATAAACGTATGTCCAAGGAAACACAGGACAAAACGCAAGGAAAACATTTCACTTTCGACAAGAGCTTCCAAGAGAAAATCGTACAAGCTATGATTTTCGACAAGATTTGGTCCGCTCAATTCGCAGAGGTTTTGGATGTGGGGTATTTTGAACATGCCTATCTAAAGCTCATTGCGAGCAAGTATGTTGGATATCATAGGGAATTCAAGGAATTCCCCTCGCAGGAGCTTCTGAGAACCATCCTTATTGAGGAACTGCGCTCTGACAAGGACGCAATTTTGCGTCAGCAGGTTCATGCATTCTTGGTCATGGTTACCAAGAACGATAATCTCGGGGACCTTCCGTATGTAAAGGATCGGGCCTTGGAGTTCTGCCGCAAGCAAGGGCTCCAGATGGCTCTAGAGAAGTCTGTGGAGCTTATTGTCTCTGAGGACTATGACAAGGTAGCCACCGTTATCAAGGAAGCCCTGGCGGCTGGTATGACCACCACCACGGGTCTTAACCTTGGCACGGACATTGACACAAGATATTCTGAAACGGCCAGAAATCCCGTAAGGACCGGAATCGCGGAACTGGACACCAGGCAAATTCTAAACGGAGGACTTGGATCGGGAGAAATTGGTACTGTTATCGCTATGTCCGGGGTTGGAAAATCTCATATTCTTATTGGCTTCGGAGCGGAAGCAATTAAGAGAGGAAAAAACGTAGTTC